CAAGAGCTGAAGTAAGACCCGTTATATCAGTTATAGATAAAACAATAACACCTGTTCTTCCCGCTACGCTTAATACCTTATCAGTATTATCTATTTTAGCCCAACCTGTTGCAGTTTTTACAGCCCAATCGTTTATTTCCCAATCAGTTATACCTCCAACATCAGTAGTACCAGGATATGAAACTATCCAAAAATAACCTGTTTCTGCAATACCACCGTCAATATCAGGGTCGTTTGTATCAGCGTTCCAAGTTCCTTGAGGTATTAATCCGTCTGCTAAAGAATCTAAAGCTAATTGAAGACCAGTTATATCAGATATTTGATTTGGAGATATTTTTATCCAATTATCTTCAGAAAGATAAACTAAGTCACCTGCAACGTAATCTATTGAGCCAGACCCAATATTAATATTACCACCAATACTTACTTTGTAAATATCTCCAACTACTCCCGAACCATTAGATAGTACAGGATTGTTTGTATCAGCTTCCCAATTACCTTTATAGCCTCGAATAGTTTTTGCGTTTGCGTATTTAGCATCTAACTCACCCTCTTGTACTACAATTTTTTGGTCTAGACTATCTATACTCGATAACTCTGCTAGTTGAGAAGATAATTTACTATTTGAAATAACAGAGTTAATCCAATTTGTATTATTTGCTACTGCTTGACCTAAACTTTCTGAACTCATTATGTTGTTTTTTTAATTTTTAAGAAACCTTCTGACTCCGTTTTTAATAATATTGGTATTTCAAAAGCACCCGTACTAAATACTTCACCAGTACCTTTTGAGGTATATACCGCATTTGCTTTAGTCATTGGTGCATTCATTCTATATAAATTTGTACCTATTAACCCACTTACTTCAGGAGATTCTTCTTTAACGTATTGTACGTCATTCAAAAATACGAATTTATGCGCTAACGCTTGTACAACTTTACGCATCATTTGCTTAGGCATTAATTTAAAAGCAATAGTATCAGATTCATAACCTTCCGCACTTATTAAATAAGTATTAATATCAGTTCTTTCAGCCGTAGTTTCATCAATAACGCTACCCCCAAAATACTCTATTGGCATCCTTATTTTATTCTTTATTCCTGTTGCGTAAAACATATCGGTATTGTTATCATTGTAATAATCAATACATACGGTTCCTTCGTGAACAGTAGCAACGTCTATAACCTCACTTAGAAAAACTACTTCAGGAAAAGAAACGTCATCATCTGTTTGAGTAATATTGACTTGTATTTTTTTATTTTGAAACAAAGACATATTAACGTTAAACTCAAATATATTATAAGGCTCTAGGTTATATATTGAACTAACTATAATAGAAGAATCTGCTCCCGTATAAGTAGTATTTATAATTAATACATAAGAAGCAATTGAGTCATCATAAATTATATTTGAAATTAATAACCAAGCGTTATTATAAAATATATAATTACCTATTACTCCCCAAGCAGGTAAACTTCCGTTAAGGTTATAACTCCCCGTTATACCGCTTCCGTCAAAATCATACAAGTTACCACTTAAAAAATAAATACCCGTAAACTCGCCTCCTACATTGTATATTCTAGCATCTCTTTTGTCTTTTAGATTTGTATAGAATGTTTTTTGAGTAACAGTTACTTGTGTTTCTACAAGTTGCTCATCTATAACCGTAGCTACAATATTTGAGTAATTTGTTTTTATTTGAGTTGTAATATTATCACAATCTTGAAAAAGTTGTTTATACTCACAAGCATTTTCAACGTAAGGTAATTGCCAACTTAAAGTATTTTCATCATTTTTATAATCGCTACATATTCCCCAATCAACGTATTTAGCGTATCTAATTGAGTTTGATTTACTTGGTAAATCAGAGTATGGTGTTCTTTCTCCAATCCCTCCGTCACTAAAAGGTGGTATAGTTATAGGTATTGACGTAGAGCAACCTAATTGGTCTCTTACAGATATAGTATAATTACCCTCAAGTATTCCCGAAAAAACAGAAGACGATTGAAAATTACTTCCTCCGTCTAATGAATACTCAAAAGTTAAACCCCTTAAACCAGGATTAACAACAATACTTATTGTAGCCCCGTTTGGAGAGTTTACGTAAGATGTTGATACGTCAGAACTAACAAAATAGCTCGGAGTACTTACTAATCTTGCTGTTGACGTTTGAGAGCCTTTTCTTACGTATAGAAAATAGCTACTTGCTCTATTTAATGTTGGTACTGTAAAAGGATTTGTAGATACGGGAATAAAGGTTCCCGTAGGACTAAAACCATAAGAATCAACCACTTCACTTGCGGTTATAGTTGCATTAACTGAATTACAAGGAATCCCTGGACTTGTTACAGCAAATACAAATGAGTCTATCGTTACGGGGGTTGGTGCGGGTACGTTTACAAAAGTAGCGTTATAGTTATTTCCTACGTCTTTCCATTTCGCTGCTGTAAAAAAATTATCTATATTGCTTGTTATATGCAATAAAGGAGGAGCAAGGGGGTTTGTAAGATAATCTAACATAGTAGTGAATTGCCCCGTAGCATTGTGGTCTAACTGAAAAGCACCCAACAAAGAACCAATAGTATAGTTAAGTTTATCGTCAAGTGTTCCGTAATTACCGTATTCATACATTCCTACGCCCGTTCTATTAGAAACAGAACTTTCTCTAAATGGATTTTGTTCATTTTGTTGAAACTCAACAAAGTCACCAAAAGTAGGAACAGATGTAATTTCTAAAGTTATTTTGCTTGACATATTTTATCTATTAAACTTATTTAACGTCCATTTTCCAACTCCGTTTGGAGATAATTTTTCTATGTAACCTTCTTCAATATCCCCGTTCTCATTCATAAAAGCTACAAGACCATAGAAATTTGGAATCTCTTTTCCCAAAATTACGGTTTTTCCTTGAATTTTTTGTAATAAATCGTAATCAACATTAAATTCAAACTCAATTATCTGTCCGTCCATACGAGCAGTTTCTAAATCACTGTTCTGTATATTGCCGTTTTCCGAATGAGCAACACCCCCGTATTGAGGGTAGTCAGCTAGTTTTAACTTAGTAGTTAATCCGCTATTGGCAACAGAACTCCCGTATCTAATAAAGTCTAAAGGGTATTTTACAAGACCCGTACCAATAAACCAACCGTGCCTCAAAAGGATATTAAAAGGAGATAGTCTTAAATTTTGAGCCGTAGCTGGGCTAAAAACACCCGTTGGTTCTTCTGAAAAATCATTTTGCCAAAGTCTTTGATTAAAAATAGCTGAATTAGCATTTCTAATTAAATCAAATAACCAAATAGAATTATCATATTTTGTATCTTCGGTAGGGAATGTTGCGTAAGGTTTTCTACGAGCAAACTCTGCTCCGTAAGAATCTGCTCTATATCCTGAAACCGCTTTAAAACTTGACTTAACTTTATCTATTATAGTAGTAAGAGTTGTTCTTGTATTGTATTCATCAAGACCAATAGCTTCTTCGTAATCACCACCTTGAGTATAACCAATATCTAAACCTGAAATAAAAGCTTTTTTATTTAATGTTCTTTTAACGTTGTTTACTTGTACGTATTCAAACGTGCCGTCTATTACTTGACCTAATCTTATTAATATATTTTTGTTGTAGAAATAATCTAATTTCTCTATTCTAAAAGTTTCTTTAAAACCTACCTTTTCAATACCTGCTCCAAGATTCCATACATCAAAATATGATTTATAAAAGTCACTAAAACTTGTAGTCATAGACTTGTATCTATTTTCGTCAGTTATTTCAGCACCGTCATCTTTACTAAACCCTCTAATCCAAAATCCGTGAGCCATAGCAATTAATGAAGCTTCTCCATCCTCTTCGTAACCGTCTTCTGTTTTACCTAAAACATTACTTACTACTAAGTTATCTTGTTCCGTAAAAAGTTTAAGGAATCTATTTGCTACGTTAAAAGGAAAATGAATTTTACTAAGACTAGGCTCGTATTGACTATCTCTTATTATCTCTATTGAACCAGTCATATTTTGAAAACTTGCTCTAAGGTTACCGTAACTAAATGGTACTCCTAAAACCCAATCCCCCCATTCAGTTGCTGATGCAAAAAACTCAAGAGAAGCACTTTCACCCTCTAGTAATTGTAAATCATAATCAAACGCACCTGATTGTAAGGCGGTAGTAAAGTTACTACCAGTAATAAGATTTGAAGTTATATTATCTTTTACTACTTCTTTAAAATCGTAATCAGTACCGTTTTCATATACAGTCAATCTTAAATGTAGTGAAGGGTTACTTATATCTCCAAGGCTATTTTGACCACCAATATAAGTACTAGCTTTAAAAACATTAAAATTATATTTTATTTTTAATTGAAGCGTTGTATCTTTTTCACTTACAGCGTAAAACATAGCTTGTTGCCTTCCCTCTAAAGGGGTTGTAGTTTGAGATAAGTTACCTCCTACAAATTGATTTACACTTGTATCAGAAACGTAGGTAACAATCATTGGGTAACCTATTGTACCTGTTCTTGTACTTTGAGTTTGAAACCTCATATTAAGCATATTAAGACCAGGCGATGGCGGACTTGCAATAGGTGTAGTAGTATAAGCAAGTTCTTTATCTGTTTCTAACAAAGAATTTAACTGAATGTTTCTACCGAGTAAAGAAACTTGACTAGGCTCTAAATAAGGTACTTCAGTTCCTTGTAAAGTATCTAACCTATCTAACTCTATCTTTTCGTTTTGTCTTGCCTTAATCACTCTTAAAAGACCGCTACTTACAAACTTGATAGAAACCCCTTCACCTTTTAAAGAATAAGTTGAAAAATCTAAAAAACCCGTATATACTAATTCCCAAACATCTGTCTTAGGATTCCTTTCTTCTTTTGTTAAAATTAAGTCTGCATTTATACCAAATACATTGTAAATAGAAGTTATATATAATCCTCCTTGATTATAGAAAGTAAGGTTGTTTGTCATCTGCGGGAATATACCGTGAAAAGACTTATCTCTTACAAACTCGTTGTCATCGTTTCTAAAACCTACGGGTTCTTCAACTATTTGCTGACCTGTTGGATTATGAGTTAATTTGTATCTTACTCTATCCGTGTATATTGGGTATATATTACTCATTAATTTAAAAGATTAGATTTCCAAAGTTCGTGCGCTATATCTATATTCTGTGTCTTAACGTAAGTATTTGATTGAGATTTCTTAACCGCTTTTGTATTGAGTAACATTGCATCTAATAGTCTTTCATCTAATTGTTGCTTACCTGACATCATTCCGTTTATATTCTTTTGATTTAAACTTATACTAGCTAATAAACTTGCCGAGTGTAACATAGAACTCATTTCATTAGGGTTTTGTTGATTAAATTTATCAACTGAAGAAAATATTTCAGTTCCTTTTTTAAGATTAACAACCGTATCAGTATTAGGGGTTAAAGATAGTTTACCGTCAGGAGTTCTAATAACCTCTTGTTTACCACCGTCTCCTACTACCGCCAAACCATCGTGACCCATTATACCACCTTGAGCAAACTTAGGTAAAGGTTGTGCTAATACTGCAGCGGTTTGTAATGCTCCAAGACCGTAAATAATAGGCAATAAAGGTATTCCTAATAAACCTGTTTCAGCCGTAACCCTACTCGCTGCTATTGCAGTATTTAAAACAATTTGTATAATTGCGTTTGCTTTTTCAAAAATAGCCTTTTGTCTTTGAAGTTTACGTTTTTTCTTCTCTAATTTTGCTATATCTTCAGCTTCTTGTATTTTTAGAAGTCTTGTCTGTTTAGCATCTCCCTCAGCAAGTATATACATTTCGTCATACTTCAACCTTGTAGCCTCTAACTCCCTATCAATATCAGCTATTTTACCGTCTAAAATACCAGTTGCAATACCTGTAAGTGCGTCAGCGTACTCTTTAGCGTAACCTAATAAACTTCGATACTCTTCCTTTTTCTTCTCTATTTCATCACCGTCACCTTTGTCTTCTCCTGGTACTTTAGCAACTTTTTTCTGACCTTTTAAAATATCTATTCTTGCTTTTAAGCCTTCTGTATATTCATTATTACCGTCATTAAGTTTTGCTAAAGCCTCTTGTTCTGCAATTCTTAAATCAATAATAGCGTTAAAAGAGTCTACCTCTAGCTTATTTTTATCTAATAAATATTTTTTATTTAAAGATTTTTTATCTTCAGTTGTTTCTAGTTCTTTTAAATAAACATCTCTTAGGTTAGTTAATTCGATAGCAGTACTTGCTTTTATTTCATTTGCCTTTAGCTTATAATGATTTTTGGTTTCCCTATCTAAAATAGAAAGATATGACTGCGTAATCGCAACAACTTTCTTTTGTTTATCTTGCTCTATAATAAATAATGAATTAGCACGAGCTTTTTCTATCGCAATTAACCTTGTACTTAATTCTTTACCATTTGTAAGAGTTTTCTTAGCTTCAGCTATTCTTTTTTCTGCTAATTTATTAGCTTTAGCTATTTTATCTTCAGCTAAAAGACCTTCTACTGTAATTTCTTTTTTAACGTTTGACTCAATTAAGTCAATCATTTCTTCGCCAAAAGTCTCAGCGTTTTTAATACTTATTTTATTAAATTCAATTTCTTTTAAAAGCTGTGCAACTAATGCTTTGTTTTTTAAATCAGAAATTTCATCTAAAGTCTTTTTTGTATCTCCACTAGTCTTAGGGTCAAGAACAGCTGATTTAGAAGTCTCTGCTAATAACCTATCAGCGTTTAGTTTACCTTCAGCCTGATTTAAAAATCGGGTTTGCTTTTCTAATTTATTTCTTATAACTAATAAGTCAGCTTCTCTTTTTGATTTAGCATCTCTATTACCTTTTCTACCAACACCTAAGGGAGTATCAGATGCTTCTAAGTTATTTAGTTCAAGTTGTAATGCCTCTACTTCTTTTTTCTGTTCTTGATATTCTAAAAATGATTCATTAAACCTTTTAGAAGCCTCTTGTTGTTCAATCGCACCTAGTTCTTTATTGTATTTTAAAACAGCTGCTACAGCTAATCTAAGGTCTTCTTCAGCATCAGCATCATTTAAACTATTTCTTTTAGCTGCTAATGCTTTTCTACTCGCTTCTTGTAAAGCTGCGAACTTTTGGTCTTCTGTCTTGGTAGCTTCTAACTTTTCTTTAGCTTTTCTTTTTATTATATCGGTTTCGGTATCAAAACCAAAAGCCATAAATTCTTGGTTTTGATATATTTCAGAATTAACAAATTGGTTTATTACATCAATTACTTCAGTAATAGAGTCTAGTACAGTCTTAAAAACTCTTTTTATTGTACTTTCTTCTCCCGTTATGTTTTTAACAAAATTTTGCCAAGCCGTAGTAAGTCTGTTTTGAGAAGCAACTAAAGTCTCTACCCTATCAACACTTTCTAAACCAAAAGCTTGTTCAACCGCATCAGCAAATCCTGGTAAAACTTCCGCTGAAAGCAACTCACCCTTTTTTAACATTTCATCTAACTTAGGAAGTGTAACTCCTAAACTAGCTGCCATTATTCCAAACGCACCTGGTAATCTTTCACCTAATTGTCTTCTTAATTCTTCCGTAGTTACTTTACCTTTAGAAAGCATTTGCTCTAAGGCTAAAAATACACCCGACAATTCATCAGTACGTAAACCAAGAACCGCACCCGCTTTTGCCATTGTACCAAAAATCTTTTGAACGTCTTTCATTGCAAGACCCGAATTACGAGCTGCAGCTGCGAATTTTATAAACCTTGTTGTAGTTGCAATTAAAGAAAGACCTAAATCGTTAGATAGCTTTAACATAAAGGCTGAGTTCATCTTAGCTTCTAATAAACTAGATGATGTTCTTTCTAAAGCAAATCTCAATGAATCAAATTGCTTAGCTAGACTAAAAACATTATTTACAAGACTAACTGCTAAATCTTTTAATTTCATTAAAGCAAAAAGAAGACCACCTCCTTTAAGTATTTTTCCTATACCTCCAAGACTACCTGAAAAACCTTTACTTGCATTAGATGACTTTCTTGTAGCAATAGATACTTGAGATTGAGTTGCCGTTAATTGTCTAAGCTTAACTTGAACTTTCATAATTCTCATTTCATACTGAAGCCAAGATTTATTTGATGTAGTTAAAGTTGATTGCTCTTTTTTTAATTGACTTATTTCATTTGATAAGGCTTGTGCGGTACCTACAATTGCTTTTGCTGTTTTTTTCTTAGTTGATATTAAATTCTTTTGAGCTGCTATTAATTGGTTTGTTTTTTGTATTTCTTGAACAATATTGTCATTGTTAGATACACCTGTAGTTTTTGCACCAGCCTTATTGACTTCCAATACCTTTAACCTTAAAGCCTCTAATTTAGCAGTAGCGGTTTCTATCTCCGCCATTGCTTGTTTTGAAATTATAATATCAACTTGACCCGCCATAATATTTTATCTTTTATTTTTTATTTTATCTAAATCTTTTTTAGCTTGAATAGATTTTTCTTCTGACCTTATAATCATAGCGCACCATTCAATTAACGGGCAAGTATAAATATCTATCGAAAGAACCAAAGATTCCTGTAAAAGTATCTTTTCTTTTACTATGTCAAAATTAGCGTTTTTAGAATTAATATCAGCAGGTTTTAAAATATCTGCGTAATTAGATTTTGTAACTTTAACTTTTGTTCTAAATCCCTTTATTTTTCTACGTAACCATTCAATATACTCTAAAGCTGTTTCTTTATCTTTAACTTCTTTTGAGTAAACAAAACCTTCGTCTTCATTAAAATATATTACATATTCGGAAAATAAATCACTATCAACCTTTATATCAATTAAAATATCGAATGCAGAGGTTATTCTAAATAACTTAGTTTCAAGGTCACTCATTTCATTTAATTTCCTATAATACTCTGAAGATTTTGTATCATTAGTGTATTTAATTCTCTCATCGTAAATATCTTTATACCTAATAGCTAGTTCTAATAACTCATCATCAGATAGTGTAAAATCTTTATCGCTTCTAAATTTTTCGTAAAACCATCTCATATCAGATGTCTCAACTATTTTGTAGAAATTATATACAGGTAAATCCTCAAAACTTAAATATATCTTATCTTTACTCATTACTTACTTATATGACTTTTAAATAATTTTCTTAATATTGGGGTTAAAATAACTTCATTGATAATCTTTCCTTGAACATCAGATAATCCCAATAATTTGTTTCTTGTAATAAATCCTGTCTTTTTAGCGTTACCCATTCCCCGACTACTAAATTTTATCTTAGAATCTTGGTAAGTTATGAAAATTCCGTTAATAAAAGCACCTGTCCAGTCAAAGTTATATAAACTATTAAATACTTTAGGTTTATTTGGTTTTAGTTTTTTAGCCCAAGCTGCAGTAGCAAACTTGTATCTACCTACTTCTTTGTCTTCATAATTAAGACCCTTGTTTAAACTTATTTTATTTAAATTAGTTATTTCTTCAGAACTTTCCTTAACTGCTTTTTCAATATTTGTTTCAACATTAAAACTTTGTAGTCTTCTTTTGTACTGAACAACATTCATATTTATTTTTTTATATTAAAAAAACCCTTCCTCGCATTGAGAAAGGGTTTTTAATTATTAGTAAAATATTTACTAAGCTACCGTAGCACTCAACAAGTTAGACTTGAACAATACATTCGAGTTAGCTATAACGTCAGTTCCTAATGTAGAATCCTTAGTTTTTACCGTAAGTACTCCAGAACTTAAAGCTGTTACAGATAAAGTATAGAAACCATTTCCGTTATCAACAATAGCCGATATTGTACCTGCAGAGGTATTAAAGTCTGCTAAAACAAGTCCTTCAATATCAGTAATTCTATCAGAAGATAAAACCGCTTTAACTTTTAAAGTAACATCTCCTGAAGCTGGAACAACTGCTCCGTTTGCATCAGCAAAAGAAAGTTCAAGTCCGTTTACTCCCGTTACTTGAGAAATTGGAAAAGCGTTAGCTGCTTCAACAACTGCGTAAGTAGAATCAATTTGAGTTCTATCAGTCAATTGAAAAGTAAAAGTTTTCTTTTCAGTTTCAGTTGCCGTAGCAGGAGTTGTAATTGCTGCTAAAGTTTGACCCGCTGTAAAACCTGTAAAGTCTCCGTTTCCGTCTACTGCAAATTTCCAATTTCCGTTTACGTCTCCAAGAACGTAGTTAATGTTTCCAAAACCTGTTAACTTAGCCATTTCCTTGTAATATTGTTGACCTTTTTTCATTGTCAAAGAATATTTAGGAAGACCTTTAAGCGTTAAAGCTTCAACTCCTAATGGAGAAGTTTCTAAAGTATCTTCAGACATTGTTGGTTCAGAAGAGAAAGCATCCATAATAGGTATAACCTCTCCTTTTTGAACTAAAGCCTCAATAACCGATAAAGTTAATTCTGTGTTTTTTCCTATTACAGTTCCTTTAGCAAATCCTAAAGCGTGAATAACAAGACCAAAGGATATATCACATCCTAAGTCACCCGTGTTTATTGCCTCACCCCCACAACCTGCGGATTTTGAAGCTATTGTATTTATTACTGCCATTTTATTAAATTTTTATTAATTAGTGAATTTTCTTCGTTTTGCTTACCTTCAAAAGAATCTCCTATTTTATATAGAACTCCCTTAAAAGTAAACTGAACAATAGCGATTGCTATTTTTCGTTTTTTAACAACCTTCTTTTTTTTAGTTACTGCCATAGCTTATTGTGTTTAAACATTTTAAATTAGAATTAAACCTTATATCAATAGTAAGGCTAATTGCATCCCATAAATCAATAGTACCGTTCTTCTCGCTTTCAGCAGAGTAGTTTGGGAGTTTTAGTATTTTCCAATTATCTCCAATCCTACTTGTTGCATTTGATACGGTAAGTCCGTGTATAAGATTTTCGGTCAAGGGTTGTAAAACAAGGTCGAAAGAAGTTTTGTATCTTTCATTATTAAACAACGACTGTCTCGTTTCTCTTGTTGCGATTATAAAAGAACATTCTTTTGTTAAGTCTTGACCTAAACTACCTTCATAATTATCAGGAGAGGGTAGTAACCATATTAACGGGTACGAGTCTTCCTTCATAACTTGAACGTATCTATTTAGCTCATCCTCGTCTCCCCAGTGAAACTTTGGTTTAGAAAGTATTTCTGAGTTAATTTGAATAGCTGGAATAGTTGCTATAATGTCCCTTATAGTATGTTCTGATACAATCATATACCAAATGAATTTTGTTCTGCGTAAAATTTAAAAGTAAAATCAGGAAAAGCGGGTGCGAAAACAGCTGGAATAACCTCATATCCTGTTCCAGCTTCTAATGTTGCTGTTTCAGTTAATTTAGTTTCATCTAGTGTTAAAGTAGCGTTTACATCTCCTCTAGGAATTGTTAAAACATCTAATGCAGTATAACCTGCTCCAGCGTTTACAATTTCATAAGTTAATACTTCACCTAAAGCATCTACTGTTAATATATTAATGGATGCAACCTTTGTTGGGCTACCTCCTATTAACTTAAGTTGGTCAGGAAATATACTTTTCTCGTTATTAGAATCAGTTAAAAATTGATATAATGAAACCGTTGTATCTTCAGAGCCGTACCAGTCTAGCCCATTGGTACCAAATCTATTAACGTAAGTTATTGGATTAGGTAAGTTGTCTGCTTGGTATTGTCGTAAGAACTTATTATACGCTTTAATATACTTTGGCGTTGCATCGTAATTAGTAGCGTTTTTAGAGTCATTACGAACTACTCCCGTAGTTGCAAATGTTTCATTGTAATTTCTAAGATATTTAGTATATACGAAAGAAGCTACAAGGCTTTGTTTATTAGCACCCCTTAAACCCTCCCAGCGTTTTACAACGCTAGAGGGATTTGTATAGGTTACACCGTCTATTAAGTCAGTCCATCTTTTGGGAACTTTATTTAAGTTTTGTAGTGCTACTAAATATTCTTCGTATAAAACAATACCTAATGCATTTAATAATAATTCACGTTCATATTCTACAATATAGAAATCCAAGTCAGTTTGATTGGTTATACCAACATCTCCAACATTTATATCAGTATTGTTTGGGATATATAAATCCCCTTTTTGAAAATACGATGAATTAATTAAATTAGCCATTACTTATCAGTTTTTACTTTTTTCTTTTTAGTTGTATCAAGTTTTCCAGCTTTCTCTAAAGAGTCTTTGACCCCCTGTGAAACTCTCACAGTTCTACCGTTAAATTTTATTTCAACGGTAGTGTCGTTATAGTGACCCATTATGCTTTAGCGATAGCTGCTTTGTCAACTGCGAAATCTCCTTTTACGAATGCAGGATAGTGATTAGATTTAACTCTTTGAACTAATCTAGCTTCTGCTAAGATAGTTACAAAATTCTTAGTAAAGTCATCGTTCTCATAACCTACGTCAAAACTTAAACCTTCTCTGAATCTTACACCAGCTTTACTGAAATCTCCTACTAAATAATCTCCTTCAGTAACTCCTGTGTTAGCAATAACTGGAATACCTTTTACAACCGTATTTGCGTTTGTAGAAAATGGAGGTAAAATATAATGACCGTCAGAACCTTTTGCTAAATCCATTGCTGTAACATCAGAAGGATTCATAACAATATAATTTGCTTGAAAAAGTGCAATTGAAATTTGGTTAATAGCAACTCTTAATACATCAGCATTAATTGGAGTTATAACTTGATTAACTTGACCCGTAGCAAAAGAACCTGGAGCAAAAGCAGTAGCGTTAGCTAAAATACCTGTTAAATTTTGTCCTGTTCCGTCTCCTGATAACAATTGAGCATCAATAGTTAAGTTGATTCTTTCAGAAAGTTCTTGGTTGATTTCAGACTCCATTAAAGGAATATCATCTAACATTTCTTTAGATACCTTAATGTAAGCAGTAACTTTACGAACTGCTGCACTTGCAAGTACTAATTCAAAATCAATTTGAGCTTTAGCTGCTCCTTCAGCAGTCATTGCTGGTGCGCCTTCAGCGTTAGCTTGTTGTACCCATTCCCATAAGTTAGAGCTAATTGTTCCAACGTTTACTAATTCTAAGATAAAAGGATTTCTTCTTACGATACGAGTAATTCCCGCTTCTCTTTCAGCTTGTGGTAATTGACCTGTTGTGCTTCCAGCCAACGTCATATTTCCAACTGCCTTCATTGTCATACGAATATTCGTTTTAGAATCTCCGTTTTTCATTGCTACTAACTTCTCTTTGTTAGCGATTAGCAATTCAGTTACTTGTGCTTTAAAAGAAACTTCTTTGTTCTCGTTTGATTTATTTAACTTTTCAGTCAAACCTTCAATAACAGCACCTTGGCTTTTTTGTGCATCAACTAATGATACGTTATTAGCTTCTAAACTTTTTACTGTTTTCTTTAACTCATCAGAGTTATCAGAAATTGCTTTTAAAACTTGAGGGTTTACTTCTCTAAAAGCATCCTTTAGTTTTGTGTCCATACTAGCACCGATAGAAGACTCTATCTTTAACATAAGTGCATCAAATTCTTCTTTGTTCATCTTAAAGTTTGTTTAAATTAAAAAATTGTTTTTATTAATCGCATCAATTATACTGAAAGTGCTTTCTGCGGCTTTCTCTTGAGTGTCTATTTTTCCAAGTAAATCAAGGAAAGACGGCTCTTTGTCAATGTTTGTTGTTGGAGTAATTGGGTTGCTTCCCATTGGTACGGCTGAACCCTCAATTACTTTTGCTTCGGTAACTACCCAAAAATACCCTAAATCTTCAGCATCTTTTTGGTTTATTACCTGTGAAATATATTTGTCATAAAAGTTTTTTTCTTTTTCGTAATCCTCATCGTTTATAGCCAATTCCATTTTTACGTACCTCATCCCTACTGAATGATTGTTTACGAATCCTTGTTTGTATTGGTCAAACATATATTTATTACGAGACTCTTTTACCTTTGACTCAAAAACTAAAGCTTGAGTTGTTCCAATAGCATTATACCCTAACTCTTTCCAAGTCATTGTTTCTGCGGTAGCTTTTAAATCTTCACCGCTTGATATAATTTTATCAAAAGAACTTGATTGGTGTTCCTGAACGTGCATTATCCTATTGTTCTCTTTTAAAGACTTGTTCCAAATACCAGGAATATGAACGTCTCCGTGTGAATCTAAAAAGTTAGTAGTATTTATAACCGCTTTTACCGTTATTTCGGTAACAGGCTCCTCGTAGCCGTCTTGCGATTTGTTTGCTAACTTTTTTGCTTCGGTATGAATAGAACTTCCGCCAATACCGTCAGCTAACTTAATAACACTCTTTTTTTGAGATACAAGAGTTTCTTTGTTTAATACTAAGAACTCGAATAACTCTTTTTTTGTTTGGTAATTTGGAATATCTAATTTCATAGCTTTATTTACAAACAGATTTATTTATTACTTTTTTGTCGTTGAGTTGTTTGTTTTTTTTCTCTACTATTTTAAGTAACTGCTCCTTTGTTAGTTTAGTCTTCTCCATTTTCTTCTATATTTTCTTCTTCATCTTCTTCTCCGTCTATATATCCTTCTTCTTCTTCTGATTCTTCATCGTGCATCATATGAGTAGTACCACCCATTACCGTAATGTCCTCTAATTGAAGGTCTTTGTCAAATCCACACATTTCTAAGGCAACCTCTTTAGGTATCCCCGTACTTAGTAAATCATTAAGTGCTTTAGCCTTTTTACTTATACCCTCATACCTTTCAATAAGAATGAATTGCATTATAGGTAAATGCTCATACGTACCTACAAGCTTGTAGTCAGTATCATCAATCAACTGATTTAAAACATCAGTAAATGCGTTTGTATTAGCCTGCATTTCGTTTTGAATATACGAAACCATAGACTCCTTGAAGTTATTGTATGTAGTTTTTTTAGCCTCTAAAGAAATAATATCTTTAGGTATATGTAAAGCGGTATATATTAAGTTACCATCTACTTTTACCGACTCATCAAGTCCTAAGTCTCTTAATGCGATATGTAAAGACTTATAAGTAATACTTGCCTTTGTTACTATACCTCTTTTTCTAAACCAACCTAAACCGTAGTTGTTTTGAAGCAAGTTTTCAGCTTTTTCTTTATCTTCACCCGCAAGAGGAAAGTGTTCGTTGTTACCTCCGCTTATTAACTCTTTTCCGTTTGTCTTTAGGATAATGTTTTTAGCGATTAAAGAGTCATTAGTATTTATTAAGGTTTGTCTTAAACCATCTAATCTTGAATTTACTTGATAAAAGTTTTTTTGTAACATATTAGGCAAGTCATAGAAAAATATTAAGTCCTTAATCTTAATAGTTAAATTTTCTCCATTCTTATCATATATTATTTCTTCGCTATCAGCAACAGATTCTAACCTTGAAGAATACATACGTGAGCGATAGTTAGCATCGTTGTATTCATCTGGCCAGTCTATTAAATCGTTATCTAATATATAGATTGAGTCAATATCTTCCGCATCATTAAATCCTAATGGTCTTTTTAGATAACCAACAGCTTTTCCTTGAGCAATTTGAATAAACTGCAAACTTTCTAAGAAATCTGATTTTGTTTGATATAGGTTTGGCTTATTTAAAAGTTTGATTAGCCAATGATTTTTGTCTTCCTTTCCTGTTTCTTTATTTATAACCTTAAATTCAGCTTGACTGAATAATTTAGAGATAAACAATAATGCAGGAGTTAAAATTGGATGATTTTGAGAAATCTCCAAGTTTGTCATATTTTCTCCCGAACCAAAGCCGTTGCCATTGTTCTCTACGTACCAATTATTACCAGACGAATCACGTGTCCAAGTAAGTTTTCTGAGTTTCTGAATAATATTCAATGCTATTAGTTTACAGATTTGCTCAAAAATACTAAAAAAAATCTACATAATATTAAATTTTTTGCTTTATAATCTTTTTTGCTAGAAAAATATATGTCTTAGACATTGCATTACTTGTATCAAAACCCTCTTTTAATGGCTTTTCGTAACGAATTGGTTTATTGCTTCCTGTTTTTACTTCAATCCGCCAAGTTGCACCTACCTTGACGGGATATACTTTTATTTCTTCTTTAAAACAAATACTACAAGCTTCTCCAATAGTCATTACTTTTTAGCCTTATCTGCAATTAAAATCTTGTCACTTATACTAACTAATCGTTTTCTATCTTTTGTAAATGCTACAAAAACTTCTTGTAGTTTTGTAAAATCTGCAAAGTCAAACTTTAAAAACTCGTCTATAAACGTTAATTTATTTGAAACTAACTTATCAGACAAATCTTTGTCATCTATATTCTCTGTTTCGTTAAAATAGTCTAGTTCTATCTTTATTAAGTCTTTTAAAGTCCTATTTACGTTCATTTTAGCTGATTGCTTAAATACACCTAAATGCTTTGACTCTTCTAAGTAATGAGTTGTTATATAAGAAGATATAATCCCTCCGCTTACAAATTGTACCGCTTTTTTTGATAATACCATAATTTATTATTTTTTGTATGGAAATTTTTTATTTAAACTTATTTTTCTTTTTGCGCATCCGCAATCTTCTTTTCCTACCAAGTTGGCAATCTTTTCTGCAACCTTGTCTAATCCCGTAGCTTCCGTTACCTTAGCAATTGAATCGCCAAGACCAGCTGATTTTTTCTTAGTCAAAAGGTTCATTTTTTTTGTTGAATATTCTCAATGAAAATATTAGAAATACAACTATTAATATTAATTTCATCCAAAGTGTTTTAATATTGCTTCTACTAAAATTACAACCATACAAAATGCAAAAAAGCTTATTGAGATAATTGATAGTATTGCAAATGTTTTTTCTGTTTTATGATTCATTACTGATTATTTAGCATTAATTTCAAAACCAATTGGGTTTTTTCTATATCTTCGTTGAATTGACCTTTTTTATATGCTCTATCAATACGTTTAATCGCATCGAACTGATAAGGGTTCCAACCTCTTTCTAGTCCTATCTTATATAAACTACCTTTTTCATTTGAGTAATGCTCGGGTACTTCTTTTATTGGAACGTCTGCCGTACTTAGGTTTGTTACCCAATAATCTCCAAAAACATCTTTTATGACTTTTTCCTCGTCATCTTTAAGTTTTTTGTTTTGAATTAACTCGTTTTTCATTAATTCTTCAAACTTAACCCTACTATCTCCCATTATATTATTATTTTTACGATTAATTCTTTAAATTCTTCTAGTGAGCGTATAATATAGTACTCAAACCCTTGATTTGTCATAAGGTACTGCCAAGCCCTTTGAGAATCTGACTGCCTTCCCTTTTCAGTTTTTAATTCTATCATTACCGAAAAGCTTTTATAATACAAAACCATATCTGAACGACCCTTTACAACTCCTAGAAATTTATTTAACTTACCTCTTAAACCACCTACTGAATTATTGTTGTTGTAACATAGGCAACCTCTTAGTTCGGGGTATTCATTATTAAAAAACATTACAATTTCTTGCTGTATTCTTGCTTCTGATTTCATAAGTTCTCTTCTGCGACTTTAGCTTGATATATTTCATATTCAATACGAGACTTAAATTCTGCTAACGTAGAAAACTCCTCATAGTCATAGTCTTTTAACTCGTGCTTTCTATAAGTTCCGTTTTTACTTATAGTCAAGAATCTATATCTCCAATTTAAAACACCGCTATCTTCGTCTTTTACTAAAGAAACTGAAACGGAAGGGTTTAGCCTTGCGTGTTTTATAGATAACTTTCCCATATTACTTGATAGCGTTTTCGATACCTTCAATAATAATATCAGTTAAACTTTTCTTGTTTTTTATACACCAAATCTGTGCTTCTTCTTTTAAGGCAATAGGGAGCCTTACAAAACTCCCTATTGTCCCGCCTTGTTTTTTAGGCGATACTAAATTTTTTTTCATTATGATTTTTTTAAGATTAATTTTTCTAAATTAACTTTAGCCGTTCCAATAACAACTGCGTCTTCTATTTCAAAAGTACCTGACTTTGTAGCAATTCTAACCGCTTGGATTAAAATTTCTAATGATTGAGACTCTTGTTCAGTTAATTGTGTTGTTACTTCTTGTACTTCTTCTACGTCTTTTACTGATTTCATATATATATAAATTAAGGTTAAAAATATACCAATAATCTGTAAGGTTGGAGAGCTACCGCTTCTAGGCTTTAGACTATTAGTATATTATGATACAAATATAGTGATATATAGTATATCAACCTAATTTTTCTGTCCTAAAAGATACTAAAAAAAATTTTAAACTTCTTTAAACCTATATTACCAAGGGGAAACATCTATGCTAAAAAAAATTAAGTGGCTTAAAACTCTACACGTCAATCGCTAATAAACACGTCTGCGATAGGAA